CTCACAACGCATCCTATGATGGGTGTGGATGCTACAAGGCTTCCTAGAGGTGTTAAGTTTGAAGTTAAAGCTGGTAAGACTATTCTTACTAATGGTGATCCTAGACAAACATTAATGCCTTTAAACTTTGGAAGTCTTGCTCAAAGTACCTTTACGGAAGCAGCAGAGCTTGAACGTATGGTTCAAATGGGTACAGGAGCTATGGATTCCGCTACAAGTAACTCTGCTAATCCTAGGAACGCTACAGCTTCCGGAATGTCTATGCTTCAAGCAGCTTCCATTAAACGTCAAAAACGTACTATAATGAATTTCCAAGAGAATTTTTTACTTCCTCTTATTCAAAAAGCTGCATGGAGATATATGCAGTTTAATCCGGAAAGGTATCCTACAGGTGATTATCAATTTGAAGCTCATTCCTCTATGGGAATTATGGCTAAAGAATTAGAGATGACACAAATGATACAATTGCTTTCCATGACACAACAAGGAACTCCTGCATTTGCTATACTTCTTATGTCCATATTTGAAAACAGTTCCATGTCTAATCGTGAACAAATGAAAATGGCTATAGCACAACAAATGCAACCTGATCCTCAAGCACAGGAATTACAACAGATAGCACAACAAATGCAACTTCAAAAAGCTCAAGCAGAAATTAAGGAAACTGAAGCTTCCGCTATGAAAGACTTTGCTGCTGCTGCAAAATTCCAAAGTGAGGTACAAGATAAAAATTCAGAGAAGACTTTAATTAAAGAACAAATGGATATGGCTGAAAAGATGGCTAAGATTGAAAAACTAAGAATTGACTCACAAAATGTTCAATCGGAAACTATGCGTAATATTCCGGAAACACAACATTTAGAATCTGAAACTGTATTAAACTTAGCAAAAGCAAGAGCAACTGTGAATAATTAAAGGGGATAAAAATGGCAAAGGGTATGAAATACGGATCAAAAGAAGACAATAAAAAAAAGAAACCTAAAAAAAAGAAACCTAAAAAACCTAAAAAAATGTATGGATATTAATAATGGAAAAGGAGGGTAAAAGTTTGCTTCAACATTATTATGATGGTAAAGATTTAAAGGAAGTATGCCCTCACTGTGGTAAAGAAGGTTGCACTTGTGGCCCTGATTGTGAATGTAAAACTAAAAAATCACAAGATAAATTAGATTTTGGAACAGATTTTGAGTAATTTATGTTAAGTGATAGAGAAGTTTTAGAAAAAAGACTAGACTTATTTTCAATGGAAGCTTGGAGTCTCTTTACACAAGAGTTAACCGATATGGCACAATCCTTAGAAAATATACAAAACATAGACGATGAAAGAACTTTATACCTCAGGAGAGGTCAGGTAGATATTTTAAATATGGTTATTAATTTAGAAGAGACTACCAAATTAGCGTTGGACCAATTAGAAAGTTAATCTAATCCCAACATTTTTATCAACTCCATAATCTTTAATAGGACGGAGGTTAGCATTATGAGTAGTTTAGTTGTTGAAGAAAAAGTTGAAACCCCTGAAGAAACCCAACAGTATTCTAATATTGTTGATGAGGCTCCACCACCACCAATACCGGAGGAGGAACAACCTGAGTCACAAGAACAAGAATTACCGGATAAATTCCAAGGGAAATCGGTTGAGGAAATTGTCTCATCTTATGAAAATCTTGAGAAAGAACTTGGTCGTAAAGGCCAAGAGATTGGAGAGTTAAGACAATTAACTGATCAAATTCTTAAACAACAAGTTACCACTCAAGCCGAAACTGCTGTAAAAAAAGAAGTAGAAGAAGTTGATTTTTTTGATGACCCTAATGAAGCAGTTAGTAAAGCCATTGAAAATCATCCGAAGTTTCGGGAGTTTGAAGAGCAGCAAAAGGTACAATCTGCCAGAGCTACAACTCAACAACTTGAAGCAGCGCATCCTGATTATTTAGAAGTTGTAACAGATACTAAATTTCAGGAGTGGGTTAAACAAAGTCCAATACGGACCCAACTTTATGTAAACGCACATAATTATGATCTTGATTCAGCTATGGAACTCATGGGCAACTGGAAGGAAAGATCACTAATTACTAATACGGCAATAGCAGAGGAACAAAAAACTGCTAAACGTAGCGAAGCATTAAAGAATGGCAAAGCTGTATCTAGGGCTTCTTCAGAATCCACAGCCGGTAAAAAAATCTATCGTAGGGCTGATCTAATCAGACTTAAAACAAGGGACCCTCAGAGGTATGAAGATTTACAAGATGAAATTTTATCTGCATATGCTGATGGTCGAGTCAAATAAACTATTAAAGCTTAAGGAGATATAAAATGGCTTTGGGAACAAATCATCAGAATGTGTCTGATGCTGCGAATTTTATTCCTGAGCTATGGTCAGATGAGGTCATAGCAGGGTATAAAAAGAATTTGGTACTGGGTAATGTTGTTACTCGTATCAATCATAATGGTAAAAAAGGCGATACAATCCACATTCCAACACCTACTCGTGGGTCTGCTAACGCCAAAGCTGCTGATACTCAAGTTGTACTACAAGGTGATACTCATGGTACAACTAATATCAGCATTAACAAGCACTATGAATATTCCGTAGTGATTGAAGATATTGTGGAAGTACAAGGATTGTCAAGTCTCCGTAGATTCTATACGGATGATGCTGGCTATGCTCTTGCTACACAAGTAGATACAGACTTGTTTACACTTACTGAAGCCCTCCAAGGAGGTACTGTAGGTGGTACGGGTGCTGCTCTCTACGAAAAAGCTGTTATCGGTGGTGATGGTACTACCTTATTTACAGGTAACTCATCCAACGATAGCGATCTTACTGATGCTGGTATCCGTAAGATGATCCTTAAACTAGATAATGCAGATGTCCCAATGGACAATCGTGTTCTAGTTGTACCACCAATTGCAGCAAATGATATGCTGGCTATTGCTCGTTTTACTGAGCAACAGTTTATTGGTGATGGCAATGCAATCAAAACTGGTAAAATTGGTAGCATATACGGACTTGACGTATTTGTATCATCCAATTGCCCAAGTATTGAAAGTGATGCTGCTCGTGTAGGTGTTATGATGCACAAAGATGCCCTTGCTCTTGTTGAGCAAATGGGTGTTCGTTCACAAACTCAGTATAAACAAGAATACTTAGGTGACTTGTTTACATCCGATACTATTTATGGTGTTGGTGAGATGCGTGACACTGCTGGTGTTGCATTTGTAGTACCTGCTACTTAAGTCGAAG